AACATAGCAAGCGCGATCTTGAGAGGTGTGCTTCTCGCTCCGTCGGGCGTGGTTCTAAGCTTAAGTGGAAACTTAGGTGGAACAAACACGGCACCAGCAGCATCAAGCAACTCTGCCACTGTTAGAGGATTTACAACAGGTTCAGTCAATCTATCAGGAGGAGGAAGCTCATTCGTCCTATTCATGAATGGATACAAAGCGACCTCAGCAAATCCGTCAGCGATCACCGCGTCGTTTGACATGTATGCACCAGATTACTTCGCAAATGTCTTCAACACAGACCCACTCAAAGCTGAAGAGTTAGGTCACTTACTTTATGCTCACTATGATATCCATCCTACTCTTGCGGAAGTCACAGGTGCAGGTGTCATCACCGCAGGATCTTACACGAACAGTGAAGAGCCTATCGCTTTCATACTCTCATCTTCTACAGGAAGAATAGAAAGAGGTGCCACAGTCGGTGCTGGGGACGATGACGTTCCTGTCTATGAATCTTTTGAAGACAGATTTAGCAACGCTTTCACTCCCTATGTCATCTCACAGAAGTTTGGCGCTGCACCTTACAATCTCTTTAAACTCGAGACACTTTCAGACGGAAGTGGAGTCACAAATAAGTTTAAGTTCTCAATTGAGAATATTGTTAAATCAGATTCAAGCACAGATAAGTTTGGATCTTTTGACTTAGTTTTAAGAGATTTCTACGACTCAGATGATGAAAAGGTCATCCTAGAAAGCTTTAGAGGGCTTTCACTTGATCCAAGCTCAACCAGATATGTTGGAAGAGTTATCGGTGATAAGAAGATCTTCTTCAACTTTGACAGTGATGAAGAATCTCAGAAGCTGGTGGTTGAAGGATCACACGATGTGAGATCAAGATATGTGAGAGTAGTTCTGTCGGATGCACTCAAGAACAAAGAAGTTCCTGACGAAGCACTTCCGATGGGCTTCAGAGGCCCTCATCACCTCCTCACATCAGGCTCATTGTTATCAGGGCCCGCAGCAGATGCTGGCAGACTTAGTGTGACAGATCCTCACAAGCGTGTCAAAGAACCTGCTATTCCCTACAGACTGTCGGTCGCACAGGGAACCGGTGCAAGCAAGCGCGAAGATGTCAATCTTTACTGGGGTGTTCAGACAAACATTAGAAAATCTGTGGACGCACCTAATCTTGTATCAGAGTTTGATGAGACATTTGAGTCATACGCAAAATACTTCCCCACACATCGCTTGGATGCTTACAACTTCTCTGAAGGTGGAAACGCAGGTGTCGCTGATGGGAATGGAACCGTTAGAGATTCAGACAGATTCAACTTTAACAAGTTTACTCTGGAGAATATTCAAGTCAGAACTGGGTCATCAGGTCTCGCAGATGCAGATCAGTGGCTAAGTGCTTCATATGTCAGAAATGGTGTGATTGGTGTTGATGCAGCAGCTAAGACAAGAGGGCTCTCAGTGGATGACTTAGGTGTCGTCTCTAACCGCAAGTTCTTGAAGTTTACTGTTCCATTCCAGGGTGGATTCGATGGTGTCAACATCTTCAACAGAGATCAGAGAGATCTCACCAATAACTCTGCAAAGAGAGAGATTGATGATGAGACAAACCAGGGTGGCACAGAAGGCTCTACAATCAGTGCTTACAGAAAAGCCATTGACATCATGGGATCAACATCCGATGTAGACATTCAATTGCTCACCATTCCAGGCATGAGACATGAGTCAATCACAGATTACGCCATCTCAACTGTGGAGAATAGATTTGATGCGATGTTGATCATGGATGTCGAAGAGAGAGATCAGTTTAACACAGTTATCACTTCTTCTGCACAGTCTCCTCACGTCGCAAACACAGTGACTGCATTTAAGAACAGAGTTCTTGATTCATCGTTTGCAGCGGCATACTTCCCAGATGTGACCATTCAAGATCCAGATACTGGCGGTTTAGTTCCTGTACCACCTTCGGTTGTCACCTTGGGTGCCTATTCACTTAACGATAGAGTCGGTCATCCCTGGTTCGCTCCTGCTGGATTCACAAGAGGATCTCTCACGTCGGTATCGACAGTCAATGTTCTGCTCAATAGAACAAACTTGGATGATCTTTACGATGCAGACATTAACCCTCTCGCAAGATTCCCAGGTAAGCCACTCTCAGTGTGGGGTCAGAAGACACTTCTTGCGAATGCATCAGCTTTGGACAGAGTCAATGTTAGACGCCTGCTGATTGATGTCAGAAGAAAAGTGAGAAATATTGCAAACACTCTGCTCTTCGAGCCTAACAGAGCAGAAACTTTGCAGAGATTCTCAAATCTCGTCAATCCTATCTTACAATCAGTGCAAGATGCACAGGGTGTCGATAGATTTAAGGTGATCATTGACACAACGACCACAACACAAGCAGATGTCGAGAACAACACCATCCGTGGCAAGATTTACCTGCAACCCACAAGATCTGTTGAGTTCGTCGCACTCGACTTTGTTGTGACAAATGCAGGAACAACCCTATAGAGAGTAATACTTAATACAAAAGGAGATTTAAATGGCAGAAACATTATCCGTCACGGACATGCTTCCTAATAAGTTTGAGCCTAAGAGAAATTATCGATGGGTTCTAGCTGTAGAAGGAATTGATGCATTTCTAGTGAGCACAACAAAGAGACCCGACATTACTATTGGTTCTACCAAGATTGATTTTATCAACAGCTATAGAAATGTTGCAGGTAAGCTTGAGTTTAGTGACATTACACTAACCCTTCACGATCCTATCGCTCCTTCAGGTGCTCAGCAAGTGATGGAGTGGATCAGAACTCACTATGAGAGCGTCTCAGGTAGAGCAGGTTATGCTGATTTCTACAAGAGAGACTGCCAGTTAAAGATGCTTGACCCTATTGGCACAGTCATAGAACTCTGGGACATTAAGGGCGCACTTTTAACGGGTGTTAACTTCGGTAGCTTAGATTATGGCAGCGATGAAATCATGAAGATTGACCTCACAATGAAGGTTGATAACTGCGTTCTCCAGTTCTGATCTCGAGACATTTTACTCTCTTTTAAAGCAACTGTATAGTTAATACAGTTGCTTTTTTAATGGAGAAAATATGTCGTCAAAAGAGTTAGGTCCAAATATTCCAGAAGTTATGCGTCAGAATGTGATGAAAGATGAGTTTGGATGGGAAGTTCCTGTTGAAGCTATCCCTCTTCCCACACGAGGTGTCATCTACAATCCTGACAGCACTCTCCACAACAGAGATGTTCTGCACATTAAGTCAATGACTGCTCGTGAAGAAGACATCTTGGCTTCTCCTGCCTTTCAAAAAGAAGGGACTTCGATCACACACCTATTTCAGTCTTGTCTCACAGATAAATCTATCAACAGCGACGACATGATAATGGGTGATAGAATGGCTCTAATGATTGGTATTAGAGTCACTGGATATGGACCTGAGTATCGCGTCACTGCTGGCTGTCAATCTTGCGGTACTAAAAATGACTTCACAATTGATCTTTCAAGTATTCCTATTAAACGACTTAAAATTGAACCTGTGAAGCCTGGTGAGAACAAGTTTGAGTTCGTTTTACCTGTGACTAAAAAGAGAGTTATTTTTAAGTATGTGACCGAAAGGGAGAATAGAGAAAGATCGATCACTAACAAGAATATGCAAAAAGTTTTAGGAAATAATATTGCTAATACAGTGACTTCTTTCTTGGAAAACTCAATAGTTTCCGTTGATGGAATCACTGACAGGATGAAGATCAAACACTTTGTCTTAAATATGCCTGCTTTTGATTCAAAGTCACTAAGAACTTTTATCACTGACAATGAGCCCGGTATGGATATGAATTGCGGTTTTGAATGTAAAAACTGCGGCATTGCAAATGAGACAATGATGCCAGTCACGGCCGAGTTTTTTTGGCCCAGTAAATAACTGGAGAGAAGCATTCTTGGAAGAATGCTTCCTTCTTCAGATGCATCTGGGTATGTCCTACACAGAATTGCAGAAGCTCCCAGTAAGGTATCGACACTGGTATGTTCAAAGATTGTCTAAACATTTTGATCAAAAAAGAGAGTCAATAAGTAAAACACCAAATGACAGATTGGAACCTCTATCAAAGATTGAAGAAGTCTTAAATAAAAAGTTGCAATAGAATATTTATTGAGAGAGGTATCGAATGGCACCACCAACGCAACCAACGTCACCCAACACTGAAACAATCTTAGACGCAACTCAGACAATTTTTGATAGATTGTTATCTGTCTTGGCTGACATAACAAAGACATTGGGAAAAACTTTTGATGTCGCTGAGGACATGAATCAAGGATTTACTGCTAATCTAAGATTGCAGATGATTCGTGACTATGGTGGTGAGATTGCTAAGGTCACAACAGAGCAGTTTCAGAAGGGTGACTTTTCAAAAATAGTTAATGAGGGTGAGCAAGCAGTTATCAGATCTCTTAGAAATATGGATAGCTACATGAAAGACCTTCAAGTGTATGAAGGTCTGGATCCAGCTCAGATTGAAACAAACAGACAAACTCTTCTTAAGGAGTTTGGAGATTTCAATATCAATCTTTTAAAGAAAAATAATGCAGAGATTGAAAAGCAGTCCATGCTATTTTCAAAAAGCTTAAATATTTCTTTAGGTGAAACTGCAAATCTAATAAAAATAAACTTTGCTAAGACAGGAGATGCATCTACTAAAATTTTAACAGAAATAACAAATAACGCAAAAACTGTGGGAGATGCAGCAGGTATTCCAATAAAAGTTATGGCAGATGGTATAGCAGAAGTCATGACAGACATGAAGACTTTTACTGACATCACAGTTCAAAGTGCTGCAAGAATGACTGCCAAGTTGAGTCAGCTAGGATTATCTCTAGATGAATTTAGAACTGTTCTTGAGCCTTTTAGAGATTTCGACTCAGCTGCAACTAAGATAGGTGACCTGTCAGCAATGTTTGGCGTTCAGATGGATGCGATGGAGATGATGTATCTGTCTAACGAGAATGAAGAAGAGTTTTTAAATAGATTTAGAGAACAGATCTTAGATCAAGGCATTGACGTAGAGACAATGTCAAAAACTCGTCAGAGAGCACTCGCAAGTCAGCTAGGTATGTCTATAGCGGGCATGAAGATGTTTCTAAACTCTCAGATGAGTTATACAGAAGCTTCTGAGCTGGCTGCTGCAACAGGAGAGGCAGCAGGTAAAACGCAAGCTGACGCTCAAACTGAGATTGAAAAAGGTTTATTATTAGCTGTTAGAAATAGTAAAGAATTGACTGATGCCACTATAGCTAGTCAAGCAGTATTAAGAACTTTTGATGTTTCTAATTTTACTCAAGAAATAGGAAAGTTTCAAAAAGCTTTGATAGGCGCAGCAGGCGACCAAAACAAGTTTAATCAGATACT